AAACAAGAATTTCACAATCACAATGGAACAGAGATAAATGTGATGGAACGGGAACTTCTGGGTTCAATTTAGATATTACAAAAACTCAACTTGCATTTATAGATTTTCAGTGGTTAGGTGTTGGTAGAGTTCGTTGTGGATTTGCTCATAATGGGCAACTTATCACCGCACACGAATTCAACCATTCTAACTATCAGAGCACAGTTTATATTGCAAATCCAAACCTACCAGTTCGTTGCGAACTCCGAAATACTGGTGTAGGTATTGGAGCATCATTTGATCAGATTTGTTCTTCTGTGATGTCAGAAGGTGGATATGTAGAAAGTGGTATTGATTTTGCTTATACAATGACTGCTACAAGAACCACACCAACACCAGCAGGAACAGAACTTCCTTTGGTTGCCATTCGTCTCAAAAATATTTTTCAGGGATATCCAAATAGAATATCAGTTAAATTGAATAATATTTCATTATTCTGTGAAACAAATAGTATTGTTTATAAAGTTATAAAACTTCCAAGTTCTGCTTATTTGAGTAATGCGGGAACTTTAACTTGGACTTCTGCTTCTGATAATAGTGGTGTTGAGTTTTGTATTAATGCCACAACTTATTTTAATGGTGATGTTTTTGCATCTGGTTATGTTCCTTCTGGTGCATCACAAAACTCACTTTCACCAGTTGCTTCTGGAACATTGAGTCAGGCAAAGAAAAATATTATTGTTCAAAATATAAATTCTACAGATTCTGAAATTTATGTGCTTGTTGTAAGAACCATTACTACTACAGGTAATGCTACTGCTAACGTCGCAGCTGCTCTTCAATGGAGGGAGATTTACTAAATTATGAGTGAAGTTTATCTTGGTAATCCTAATCTAAAAAAAGCAAATACCGCAATTGAATTTACAGAAGAACAAATTATTGAGTTCTTAAAGTGTAAAGAAGATCCCGTTTATTTTGCAAAGAATTATATTAAAATTGTTTCTCTGGATCACGGTCTTGTTCCTTTTGAGATGTATCCATTTCAAGAGAAACTTGTAAGGAATTTCCACGAGAACAGATTTAATATCTGTAAGATGCCCCGCCAGACGGGTAAATCTACTACTTGTGTTTCATATTTGTTACATTATGCCGTATTCAACGATAATGTCAATATAGCTATTCTGGCAAACAAAGCATCCACTGCTAGAGATCTGCTTGGAAGACTACAACTTGCTTATGAGAATCTACCAAAGTGGATGCAACAGGGTATTATATCCTGGAACAAAGGTAGTTTAGAATTAGAAAATGGCTCCAAAATTTCATCTAACTCTACTTCGTCATCTGCTGTCCGAGGCGGATCCTATAATGTCATCTTTCTTGACGAGTTCGCTTTCATCCCGAATCACATTGCTGATGACTTCTTTGCCTCTGTTTATCCTACTATTTCTTCTGGACAAAGCACGAAGGTAATTATCGTATCTACGCCACGTGGTATGAATCATTTCTACCGTATGTGGCACGACTCCGAACGTGGCAAAAACGAATATGTACCTACGGATGTTCATTGGTCAGAAGTGCCTGGTAGAGATCAGGTTTGGAAAGAACAAACAATTGCCAACACTTCGGAACAGCAATTCAAGGTTGAGTTTGAATGTGAATTTTTAGGATCGGTCAATACACTGATTAATCCTTCCAAGTTAAGAAATCTCGTATATGAAGATCCAATCAAACGAAATGCCGGACTAGATGTTTATAGTGAACCGAAAGAAGAAAATAATTATTTGATTACTGTAGACGTTGCTCGTGGTCTAGGAAATGACTACTCGGCGTTTATTGTTTTTGACATTACAGAGTTTCCGTACAAAGTCGTAGCGAAGTATAGAAACAATGAAATTAAACCAATGTTGTTTCCAAGTGTAATACACGAAGTAGCAAAAGCATACAATGGCGCCTGGTTATTGATTGAGGTAAATGATATTGGAGATCAGGTAGCAAATATTTTACATTTTGATCTTGAGTATGACAATGTTTTAATGTGTGCTATGCGAGGTCGTGCTGGTCAAATTGTTGGTTCAGGATTCAGCGGCAAAAAATCTCAATTGGGAGTTAGAATGACTGCCGCTGTTAAAAAACTTGGATGTTCTAACTTAAAGACATTATTGGAAGACGACAAGTTACTCACAGTTGATTATGACATTATATCCGAACTTACAACATTCGCACAGAGACACAATTCATTTGAAGCAGAAGAAGGTTGTAATGATGACCTAGCAATGTGTCTGGTTATTTTCTCTTGGTTAGTTGCTCAAGATTACTTTAAAGAAATGACGGATAACGATGTCCGTAAGAGAATCTATGAAGAGCAAAAAAATCAAATTGAGCAGGATATGTCTCCATTCGGTTTTATACAAACTGGTTTAGAGGATGCTGAAAGTTTTGTTGACGTTGATGGTGACAGATGGCATTTAGATGAATATGGCGATAAATCCTATATGTGGGATTATCTTTGATGGACATAGATGATCAGATAGATCTAGAACACATATTATTTTTTGATAGAAAATGTAGAGTTTGTGGTAAAGTAAAAAATTTAATGGATGACTTTTATCTGACACGTAAAGGTAGAAAAGTCTTTTCATCGGCATACTCATATGAATGTAAAGAGTGTACTAAATCTAGAATTTTAAGTAATCGTAAGTCTAAAAAAGATATTAACTTGAATATGGAGTGGCAATATCCCGATTGGTGAGTGTTCACGCACTGTTTCCCCATTTAAAATAACCTTTTTAATAAATATTTCTAGAATAATTTTGGACTCGTAGGGGAATTAAAATGCCACTAAATTTAGCATCTCCTGGTATTGTAGTAAGAGAGGTTGATTTAACAGTTGGTAGGATTGATCCAACTTCTGATGCTGTTGGAGCAATTGTAGCACCTTTCGCAAAAGGTCCTGTAGACGTTCCTGTTCTAGTAGAGAATGAGTCTGACTTACTTCAAAATTTTGGAGAGCCATACTCAACAGATAAGCACTATGAGCACTGGATGGTTGCTTCATCTTATCTTGCTTATGGTGGATCTTTAAGAGTTGTAAGATCTGATGATACAGATTTAAAAAATGGTTTTGCTGGAGCAGCATCAAGCATCAAAATCAAGAGTTTGGATGATTACAACAATCTTGGTTACGATGAGAATACAATCACTGACGTAACAGTCGCAGCAAGAAATCCAGGTTCTTGGTCAAATGGAGTTAAGGTTGCTCTGATTGACGCAAAAGCAGACCAGATTCTTGTTGGTGTTTCAACCAGTGCTGGTTTACCTAACATTGCGGTTGGATACGGTGTAACTCAAGCAATTTCCTCAATTCTTCCAGGATCGGGAACCACTAGCACTCTTGATGGATATCTGAAGGGTGTTATCACTCAAATCAGTGGAACCAATGCTTATGTAAAGGTTCTCTCTCACGTATCTGCTGCTGGAACAGAGACCGCAGTAGATTATCAACCATCTGGTGTTTATGCTTTCGCTTCTTCTGGATCGGTTGCTATTCACACCGCTGGTCAATCAGTTGCTGCTGGATCAACTTCATACACAGCACAGCAAGACTGGTTTGATCAACAGACCATTTCACTTTCCAATAATACATCTATTACTTGGAACAATATTGCTGATAGACCATCCACTTCATCTTTCGCAGCAGCAAGAAATTCAAGATTTGATGAAATTCACGTTGTTGTAATTGATGATAAGGGTGTAGTCAGTGGAAATGCTGGAACAATTCTTGAAAAGCACCTGAATCTTTCCAAAGCAAAAGATGCCGAGTTCTCTGTTGGATCACCATCCAACTGGAGAAAGTATCTTGCTTCAAACTCACAATACATTTTTGGTGGATCACAACCTGCTGGTATTGTTACCACTGGATTTAGTTCTGGTTTCACTCTTGCTACAGATACTGGATGGGATCAAGAAACAGATTCTATCATCTTCGGTGCTACTGGAGCAAATACGCTGACTCTTGCTGGTGGTAAGAACTACAATGGTGGTACAGATATTACTGCTAGCGGATCACTGACTTCTACGATTGGTAATCTTTCAACTGGATATGATCTCTTCGCTAATAGTGAAGAGTATGAAGTAGATTTCTTCCTTATGGGATCTGCTAATTACGCTAAAGAAAGTGCTCAAGCACTTGCCAATAAACTGATTTCAGTTGCTGAAGAGAGAAAGGATTCTGTCGCATTTATTTCACCATACAGACTAGCATTCCTAAACGACTCAACCGTAGGAAGTGTAACTGTAAACTCTGCAGCAACGATTACTGATAACGTAATCAGTTTCTACGCACCGATCACATCGTCTTCATACTCGGTATTTGATAGTGGATATAAGTACATGTATGATAAGTTTGCTGATACCTTTAGATATGTTCCTCTAAACGGTGACATTGCTGGTGTTTGTGCCAGAACTGACATCAATAACTTCCCTTGGTTCTCACCAGCGGGAACAACTAGAGGTGCAATTCTAAATGCTGTTAAACTCGCTTATAACCCAAGCAAGACTCAAAGAGATAGACTCTATTCCAATAGAATCAACTCGGTAATCTTTACTCCTGGTTCTGGAATTGTTCTCTTTGGAGATAAGACTGGTCTTGCCAAGTCCTCCGCATTTGACAGAATCAACGTTCGCAGATTGTTCATCTATCTGGAGAATGCTATTTCTGCCGCTGCGAAAGATCAACTGTTTGAATTCAACGATGAAACCACAAGGTCAAACTTTGTGAACATCGTTGATCCATTCCTCCGTGATGTTCAAGCAAAGAGAGGTATTCAAGACTTCAGAGTCATCTGCGATGAAACAAACAATACAGCAGCAATTATAGATAATAATGAGTTTGTTGCTGATATCTTTATCAAACCAGCTAGATCTATCAACTTCATTGGACTCACTTTCGTTGCTACGAGATCTGGTGTCTCATTTGAAGAAATCATCGGAACCGTTTAATTTTAGAGGTATCTAACAATGGCATTAAGAACAATTTCGGATTTTAAAGCTAGACTAAAAGGTGGCGGTGCCAGACCGAATTTATTTGAGGTTCAATTGGCTTTCCCTACGGAAGTTGGTGGTTTAACTGGAGCAAGCAACGATCTGGCAAACTTCCTGGTAAAAACAGCAGCACTTCCAGCATCTAATGTTACTCCAATTGATGTAGCATTCAGAGGAAGAGTTTTAAAAATTGCTGGAGACAGAACATTTGACACTTGGACAGTTACAATTATCAATGATACGGACTTCGCTCTCCGTCACGCATTTGAGAATTGGATGAATAAAATTAATAATGTTGAAACTGCTCAAGGTCTTACCGAACCTGGAACTTATTATGCTGATGCTTTTGTTCATCAACTTGATCGTGATGGTGAAAAATTAAGATCATACAAGTTCCATGATGTTTTCCCAACAAATGTTTCCCAGATTGATCTCTCATATGATACCACTGACACAATTGAAGAGTTCACTGTAGAACTTCAAGTCCAGTGGTGGGAAGCAATTAGAGGAACGGCACCTGGCGCAGGTGGCGATAACATCAACTAATAAATAGATAAGACGGTTTAACTTTATAAAATGGCAAAACTTTTTGGATTTTCTATTGATGATGAGTCTAAAAAACCGGATTCAGTAGTATCCCCCGTCCCCCAATCAAATGAGGACGGGGTTGATTATTATATTCAATCCGGTTTTTATGGTCAATATGTAGATATTGAGGGAGTCTATAGAACAGAATTTGATTTAATTAGAAGATATCGTGAAATGGCACTTCACCCAGAGTGTGATGCTGCCATTGAAGATGTTGTTAATGAAGCCATTGTCAGTGATTTGTATGATTCGCCAGTTGAGATTGAATTAACAAACGTAAATGCCAGTGATAAGTTAAAGCAAAAAATTAGAGACGAATTTAAATATATCAAAGAAGTAATGGACTTTGATAAAAAGTCCCACGAAATTTTTAGAAATTGGTATGTTGATGGAAGACTTTATTATCTGAAGGTCATTGATATTAAAAGACCTCAAGATGGTATTCAAGAGATCAGATATATTGATCCGATGAAGATCAAGTTTGTAAGACAAGAGAAAAAATCCAATAAAGATAATTTAATAACAATACAGAGACCGGAAGATATTAGAAAAGACATTTATCCAGAAATTGATGAGTATTACGTCTATACTCCAAAACCAAATTACCCAACTGGAACTTTTTCTTCGGCAGGAAACACAAAGGGATCAATTAAAATCGCAAAAGATTCTATAACTTATGTAACCTCTGGACTTTTTGATAGAAATAAAGGAACTTGTCTTTCATATCTCCACAAAGCAATTAAGGCACTCAATCAGTTAAGAATGATTGAAGACTCTCTTGTTATTTACAGATTGTCACGTGCTCCAGAACGTCGTATTTTCTATATTGACGTAGGTAATCTTCCAAAAGTAAAGGCAGAACAATACCTCAAAGAGGTTATGTCTCGCTATAGAAATAAACTTGTTTACGATGCGAACACTGGAGAAGTTCGTGATGATCGCAAGTTTATGAGTATGATGGAAGATTTCTGGTTACCTCGCCGTGAAGGTGGTAGAGGAACTGAAATCACCACACTTCCTGGTGGTCAAAATCTTGGAGAACTGACAGATGTTGAATATTTCCAGAAGAAACTTTACAGAGCACTTGGAGTTCCAGAATCAAGAATTGCTTCCGATGGTGGTTTCAATCTGGGAAGATCTTCAGAGATTCTCCGTGATGAACTTAAATTTGCCAAA